ATCAAACTCTTTATCATCATGCTTGAGAATTAAAACTTTAATTTCAAATTCAGAAAGGTGGCCTTCCTTTATTAATTTCTCTGTTCTAGTTATTTTATCTACACTACCAAAGACACCCTCTAATACCAGACGGTTCGTTTGCGTGCCGTCTAAGGTGCCTGTGAACCCCACACGGTACTTACAATCGTAAAGTTTATTCATTATACTAGTCAGGGATTTTGCTTTAAAAAGATGAGCTTCATCTCCTATGATTGCACCAAACCTTTCAAAATAAACTTTAGGTAATTTATATACTGACTGCCATGTTGTAATGATTACATCCTTATCTGATCTTGGATCAGTACCTGCATATACCTTATGGCAATGGTACTTTGAATCCCAACCATACTTTTCAAAATCTTTATACATCTGCTCAACGAGAGATGTAGTTGGAACAACTATCAGTGTTCTTAGATTCTTCCTCTCCCAAAAACGTGCGAGAGCATAGATCATTAAAGACTTACCAGAACCAGTAGGTGATAAGAGTAACTTTCGCTTGTGCCTTAACGCTTCGTATATACCTTTGTACTGGTAGTCTCTAACTTTGAACGGCAGGTTCAGTGATTTTACGAAGTCTCCGATCCCTTGGGGTGTAACGAACTCATCCACTTGCGATGGAAGTCCGTAAAATTCGTTGTCCCTATGGATGACTTCATACCCCCTTTGCTCGCAAAACGCAATAATATAAGGGAGAAGACCAACATAAATCTCGCCTGTACCTGGGGAGAATAATTTAATTTTCCCATCCCAAAACCTCTTCTTGTACGCTGACATGAACTTGGCTTGAGGCACCTCAAAAGTAAACTCGTCTGCTAGCTCGTGACCTACATGAGGTTCACATTCAATTGTTAGATAGACTTCGTTCTTCTTCTGAATAATAACATTAGATTTCATAACCTTTCAGGAACTTAGCAAACTCAATTGCATTTTTGATATAGAATGAACGGTTATTGATCGCTTGTAGAATTGCTTTCAATGCCTCGACCATTTGGTTATAGTACTTTAGCTTAAGAACGGATTTAGAATATTCTTCATCAGCTTCCAGATATATTGGTACATCTGTCTTGATGAGTTTAAGTTGAAAAGGTTTCTCCGCTTTACCAGTATAGTACTCCCACCTATCTCGGTAGGTACGTTTACAATCCAAGTCACCTTGATCCCGAAGGGTAGTGAATGTATTGTAAAGTCTTAAATATTTAGCGTGTAATCTGGGGATCTCTAAACTGTCATGGTCTAATTTTTCATCGTTTAATTGTGAGTCTTTCTCCCACATGTCATTCAAAGTGTCTAGATTCATACTTTCTTCCCGTTCTTATCTGTGATCTCGTAGAGGGTGTACTTGAAGTTAACGTCTGCTGTGAAGTAATTTACATCAGTTGCTGATGCATCAAACTCCAACGTGGTTAAACTTGATGGAAATATATTAAAGAAATTTATTGTAGATATCGTATTGTAATTACTATTAAGAATAAGCAAGCGAGCATCACTCATTGTCCTATCAAAATTATCTTTTCTACCTTTCTCATCAACATCTTTTATGTAATTGAAAAATTCATCTTGGTGTTTAGGATTACTAAGTCCCTTCAACCATTTATAAATCTCATAATAATTATCCAGATCCTCATTAACTAAGAACCTTAAGTTAAGATCACCAAAGGTCATCTTATCTCCTGGAACTACATAGTCTTTCACTGGTGTTTGAATATCTCTAACACCAATACTAACTTCAGGTATTGAAGCAGCTTGACAAAAATAGTCTACGTTGGGAGTTCTACCAATAACAAACTTAAACCCTACAGGTGACAAAAAGTTTTTATTAGTGGGACTGAATAGGGATTGTTCGTATGCCATTAGTTCGCGCAGGTCTCCGTATTATTTAGTCGGGGTTGGTAACTTGAATTTCATCCCCTCATGTTCTAAGGCATTAACTATACCAGTTATTTTTTCCGTATACCTGTCAATATATGGTTGTTGAAAATATGGCATGTATGGTTTATCTTGAAGCTCAGTATAATCATATGCATATCTCAAACACAATCTCTCCTTTGTACTACCCAACCTTCTGTGCTGAACAATAGTATTATCAAATAAACAAAGGTCACCATCCTCTTTATACCAATGGTCGTATGTGTATTTACTAAGACCCTTTCTAATCTGAGTTAAAGTAAATCTAGATTCATCCTCAGTCATACCCTTGATACCCGTCACAGTATTGAAACTGTAATGCAATCCTTTAACACCACCAGGACTTTGAATGACTAAGGGTATCTCTGTATTTGGATAAGGGCACATGTTTTTATACATGAGGTTATCTTGTGGTGCATTCAATCCTGGATTAATTCTACCAGGAGTGAAGTTATGTATGAGTACCATCTCATCCAACTCACTACGGAAACTATCACTAACACTATTGTAATAGTCTGTAGTGGTCATGAAACCAGTACAGCTGTTAGTAGTTCCTTTCAACCCTAGTAATGCTACACCTGGGGTAAAGCATAGATCTCCACTCTCATTACTGTGCCATAATAATTCACCATCAGCAAAGTGACCTAGACGTTTTCCATTAACTATCTTTCCAGTAACCTTCAGCATGTTACCGAATTGTCCAGCAGCATCTCCTACTCTTACTCTATTGAATTCATCAATAGTATCCTTATCTTCCTTTGAAACATCAGGGCTGTTTATGATATTGAAAATATCACCATTAGCCCATGGATATTTTATGAATAAATCTGCTGCCCAGTTGAGGCGATCCATGCCCCACTTCTTCATGTAATTATAGAATACTTCCTTCCTTATCTTTGCTCCACGTATAATAGTTACTAATTCTTTTAAGTGTATTTTTCCAATCTCCATCCACTCTTCATCTGTGATGCTGTCAAAATTAACGTCGTCGATGAAGACACCAAAACTACCACAACCAGGTATCTTAGTTATTCTCATAATAAAAAAGGAGGTCTAATTATTTAGACCCCCTACCGTTATTTGGTTTTCAGTGCATAGTTCTAATCGAATACGTTTTTACAGATTGATTTACACGAATTAGGCAAGTCTTCACATTCTATAAGGCACTCAAAATAATCATCGATCAAATTTATATCAGCGTCATGTTCGCTTAAAGTTTGCATACTACTATCGAAACGATTCCAACTGCCTAGTTGATTTTGTGAGACTAAGTTGTGCATTTGCACCTCCATAAATTGAACTTCATAACAAAACCGTTTGGTTTCATCTTGCTCTCCAATTCTACTACTATGTATGGAAATTCGCACATTTTTTATCACACCCTTTAACAAAAAGAAATGCCTACGAGTTTATACCTAGACAAAAAAAGAGACCCTTGTGGGGGTCTCTTTGGAAGTATGTATATCCCGTGGATTACATGAGGTTTGCAACTTTAACTCTTCTGTAGTAAGCGTTAGCGTTGAGGTTACCAGCTGCCTGTGGATCTGAATCAGATAGAGCAGCAAGTCCCTTAGCAAATGGGTTAAGAACCATTCCGTAACGAGTCTTAAACCCGATACGTGGTTGGAATGAATCCTGACCAATCGCTCTGTACATCTGGAGAGGTACATAAGGACAGTAGAATAATCCAGCATCGTATGCATTAGATCCTTTGTATCCAACAACGTAGTACTGATCAGAACTTACGTTAGCAGAATAAGGGTCGATGTATACTTTGAAACGTCCGTTGAGTGTTCCAACGAATGTGTTGCCTGTGTCATCAACTTCGCCAAGTCCACCAGTAGCACCAGTGATACCTGAATCGTAGTCAAGGATACCAGACATAGCAAGAGCAGAAGCTACATCAGCAGATGTGATGATAACGTTGCCCTTCCCGCGACGAGTTTCTTGCGCGATTGCGTTAGCGTCTCTTTCGATTTGGAAGAGTAGACCTTTGAATTTCTCAACAGACCATCTACCATTACTGTCAACGTCAAGGTCGAATACACCTTGGTTTGCTACGTTTGCCTGAGCACCTGGCTTAGCACCACGGTAAACAGTACGTACAACTTCACGGTTGATTTCAGCAAGGATCTCTGTTGAAAGAATGTTTGCTAGTTCAGACTCGGCATCTAATCCGTGGATTGCTTTCAAGTCTTGTGCTAGTTCAACTGAGTAGTCAGCTCTTAGGGCACGACCTTTTGCTTCTACAGCAATACGGTCTATGCTAAATGCCATCTCCATGAAGGCATTACCAGCTGTACCATCGCCTAGTCCTTCAAGATCGCCTGTAGAGAACTTGCTAGAAGCAAGGTCATAGTTAGTAGCAGTTGTACCACCACCAGTTGCGTCGTTGATAAGACCTGGGTTTTTCTCAGTGGTAGCTGTTGGAGGTGTGCCTCCCTTAGTACCAGAGAACTGTGCATCAGGCTCATTGAAGAATGCTTCTCCACCAGCTTGGTTGGTGTAGCGAGAACGCATTGCGAAAATAAGTCCTGTTGGACCTGACATAGGCTGAACCCCTGCGATGTCATAAGCAATTAGCTTAGGCATAGCACGACGGATCAAGCTGATGAGGATAGGGTCGAAACCATATACTGCACCAGAACCTGTTGTCTGAGTGTTGATTGGACCAACGTTTGTTGGTGCCTCTGTAAGAACGGCACGTTCTTCTTGTAGTGCCTTCTCTTGGTTCTCCAAAAGAATTGCGGTTACCGACTTACGATAGTTGTCCTTAATTTCAGGAAGACCATCAT